GGATAATACAGAACACCTCAAATATAACAATTTTTAATCAAGCATTCAAAATTGTTACATATGGCACTCACTTACAGGAGTCCCATCGAGGAAATGCTAAATAGTTTCACAACTATTGAGCAGAGTTTGGTATCAGCAACTGCACTCCAGGGTATCAGGAAGGAAGAAAACAACAATTATGAGAATTTTTCATATGCGCTACCAGTAAAATCGAAGGAAAAATTGGTGCGTAGTGGGATATATCTCAGCCCTTATTCAGCCATGCCTCATTCCCATCCGGTGTGCAAAACTTTAGAGAATTATATGCTATACAGAGTGCTACCAGGGTATCTAGATAGTAGTTTTTACTTCGTTGGGATTAAGAATAGTAAACTAGATTTTATTAAGCAACGTAATAGTACTCTTAGTATGACTATAGCCATAAATAGGTACGTGACCAGTGCAGATAAATTGCGTTACGGTAGTGAATTTACGTGTGTTAGGTCTAAGCAGAGTGGGGGCTTGCTAGCAAAGCATGGAGGCTTCAGCAGTGAGACTCTTTCAACTCTAGTACCGAGCTTAATAAGTGTGAAGGCTAGGAAGCTATTTATACATGATGAATTACACTACTGGTCGAAGAATGACCTTCGGTGTTTCCTACAAGTTGTGAAACCCGAGATGGTATTGGCCACGCTGGTGTACCCTCCTGAGCTCCTAGCCGGTTCGAAAATATCATTGAATCCTTGGTGCTACGAGTTTGATATCTACAAGGATCGCCTGCTTTTTTACCCTGACGGTGTGCGGAGTGAAGGTTATAACCAACCGGTGGGTGGGGGGTATTTGCTAAAGACAAGCAGAATCGTATTGCCGAATGGCGATGTGTATTGCGTTGACCTGATCCATAGTAAATTTGCCCACCATGTTATTGCAATCACAAGAGGGGATAGAGTGGTGCCGTGCACAAGGACTTTTGGGGACTTTGATGCGATATCTGTTGAGAGTCTTGTTGGAGTGTGTGGAAATGTGCAAGCTTGCTACCCCATAAGTTATAGTACAGTGTCAAAGATTTACAGGTACTTGCAAACGTTGGTGAAACCGGATGGGCAGTCAGCAATGGCAAAATTAGGCCAAATTGTGGCAGAACCTACAGGCCATGAGGTCAAATTTGTGCAAGATTTTAGCAGGTTCGTCATTGGGACCCATTCCATCAGCAGCATTATCATGCCAGACTACAAGAAGAAGATTGCTGGGTTTTTAGCTGGCCTGCTGCCTCACTTCGCATCAAGGATGTTTGCAGCCTACAGGGAGGTCACTCTTGATAATTTCATCTCTACCCTGAGGCCTTTCAGTTTTATTCAGCCCCTATCTTCCTTGGATGAAAGCCTGTGGGACGAGCTTCACTTTTATGATATGAGCTTTGATATAGAAGCGCACATGGACACGCCATCAAAAATGGATGAATCCTTTAAGAAAGATGGTAAGAAAGCAATACCTGACCGAGATGGGGAGCCTTACTCAATGCTTGTGGATGCTCAATCGGGACATGTTGATTATATCGAGCTGGAAATCAGGAATTTGGTTGCCGTTCTTGCGCGCTACATAGCTCGTTCTTTTGGAAATAGCCAAGTCTGTGAATTTTCATTCGATATGGTAGCTGACGCGTGCAAAAATGTACTCCTCCGCTCCCAGGGTCTAGGTTGGCTTCTACTGCATGAGTTGGGGAGGGAGGTGATAGAGATGATCCAGAGGAAAGCTGGTGCATATTGTGCACACCTGCGCGTTACCTTTTCCTCGGGCTCTTCTGATTTGACCTGGTTTTTGAGCAGGAAAAGGGGTTGTAGGCTTTACATTAAGGATTATTATCACGGCGCATATTTTGATCATAGTGATGCTTTTAGTGCTGTCCTTGAAGACATACAGAGGTGGAAAATTCCTGCCATTAAGGAAGGGTTGCCACTGGTTAGGGAGATTGAAGTGGTGGCTCCAACAGATGCTGAAATGTGCAAGCTCCTTGAGGAAAGATTGAAGGACCCAAACATGCCGCCAACTGCAGTATCAGCTGAAGCTTGTGCTTGCGGGGCCAATCTTGGTCTCGGGGTCTTTGAAGGTGCTGAATTTGTCAATATCTTGATGCCTGATAAGGTCGGATCTAGAAAATGTGGCTGGTATTCAATGGATGGGTCGCCATACAGCTACAATGGTGGTAGTCACACTTCCCAAGGTTGGCCAGAATGGATTGATGTGCTTTTAACTTTAAATGGGGTCGGGCAGGTAGGCTATGATTGTCTTCTTGCGCAGGAGTATGCTCAGGGTGGTAAGCTAGGTTTCCACAGGGATGATGAGCCTAACCTCGATGTTGGGGCCTCCATTTTTACTGTCAATCTGTATGGGGAGGCAACTTTTATGTTGAAAGGGAAAGGGCATCTCACTAAGTTGCATTTGAGACCTAGCCAGTGCTTTACAATGCCACATGGGTTCCAAGAAAGTCATAAGCACGCTGTGGAGGGTTGCTCAAAAGGTAGGGTGTCATTGACATTTAGGGTCTTGAAGAAGAGAGGCCTGGCTTTGGTGAGGCGATTAAGTAGCCCTGAACCAGCAAATGGTCCTGAGGGTGATGATTCCAGCACAGCGAGTTCCGCAGAAGCAGATGATGGTGCAAAGATGGTAAGTGCTGCTGGAGCGCATTCAAGGGTTCCCACTGTACGCAGTCCCATGGAAGTTAACTATGACCTCTACGGTGTGCCTATTGAGGCTGAAACATTTGAGGGACTAGACCGATTCAAGCGAGTGCAGGTACCCGGAGATGGTTATTGCTTTTGGCACTCCATCGGCTTCTTAATGGGTCTCGAGGGTACTGAGCTTAAAAAAATTTGTAAGAGACTTTCCAAAGATTTAATCGAGTCCGATCTCTCGCTAGCCAAGCAGTACGAAGGAGCCACCTTTGCTGAAGCAGAAGTTATTGCGTCCGTTGTGCACCACTATGACTTCTCTATACAAGTTTATTACCCTGAGGATAATGTTCTTTGGAATTTAGGTGTGCTGGCGGAGAAAAGGTCTACACTATTATTTGTGAAGGTATGCACTTTGAGCCCCTGGTTTCCGAAAAATGATTGCGTGATTACCGCAACCGTGGAAGCCCTTGGTAGATCTTATGCTGATGTGTTCGGCGTCTTGAGTAGAGTTTCCAACTCGCATATTCTGGCCGAGGTGAATAGTGGTGAAGGTGTGAGCTCCTTCATATTGGAGGAATACTTCAAACTGTTTGGTATTCAAGCTAGTATTATATGGGATGGGGAGCTTATCTGTCTGAATGAAATTGGTAGGGAGAAGAAAGCCTTCGAGATTGTTGAAGGTCATATGACACACCTACCCGCCAGAAAGGCGCAGAACATGCCGCAATTGCTCTCCAAGAATGTTGAGGTATTCTCCCGTCGCGCGTTGAGTATTTTGAGAAAAGCTGGAACTGAAATACATTACAACGTCAGTCGGAGGAGAGCCTGTGAACTCGCAGACAGCTTACTTCAGGGAAGTACAGGTGCAATTTGCTCCGCCACATTTAACCTCTGCGGGAGCCTGATCGAGCATGTTGAGGTGAAGGATCATGCAAGAGAAGTGACCGCAGTGTTGGGTACTTTTGGAGCTGGGAAAAGTAGACTCTTTAAAGAATTCATCTCCAAGAGTCCTGGCCGGTGCGTCACTTTTGTGTCTCCTAGGAAAGCCCTTGCAGAAGCTGTGAAGACGGAAATTTTTGGGGAGTCAAGAGAAGGTAAGAAGAAGGGTAGGAATGGCAAGCGCGACGGCAAAAGTGCCAACTGGAATGTTTTTACTTTTGAAGTATTCCTCAAAATGGCAGCCAAATCAAAACCAGGTCAAGTGGTCATTATTGATGAAGTGCAGTTGTACCCACCAGGGTACCTTGACCTAGCCCTCACACTTATGCGCAGTGATGTGAATGTCTTTGTGGTAGGAGACCCTTGCCAAAGTGACTATGATAGTGAAAAGGATAGAGCAGTGTTCGAGGGTGTGCCATCAGATATCTCACGGCTGCTTGCGAATCAGACTTACAAATTTGTTTGCAGGAGTAGGAGGTTCAAAAATGAGATATTTATAGGACGACTCCCCTGTAAGTTACAATCCTCTGATTGCGAGCTTCGTGAAGAATATTATTGCTGCTCTAATTTTGAAGATGTGGACTCCCTAGCGGAGCCCTATCGGAAGGTTTTCTTGGTGTCAAGTTTTGACGAGAAGAGAATAATAAGGGCACACTATCCGGACCCAGGTGTGCAGTGCTTAACATTTGGCGAATCAACTGGGATGACATTCAAATATGGCACTATACTGATTACCCCAGGAGCCTCGAAAGTTAATGAGAGAAGATGGCTCACGTGCCTCTCAAGGTTTGCTTACAACGTGGCCTTTTTAAACATGAGTGGAGTTTCATACCCGACATTGGTTGATATGTATTCCAATAGGGCCTTGGGTAAATTCTTTTGCGGTAGGGCAGGCCTAGATGACCTCCTTGAGCACCTTCCTGGGGACCCTAATTTTGAGGATTCATTTCAGCACAAAATTGGGAAAGCTGCCGGTCTAAAAGAGGAGAAAGTTGCAGGAGACCCCTGGCTTAAATGCATGCTTGATCTAAGCCAAGAAGAGGACATGGAGGCCGAGGAAGTGTACGAGATTTGCTGTGCTGAACCATGGTTCAAGACTCACCTCCCGCGTAGTGAGCTTGAGAGCATAAGGGCCGGCTGGGTGCATAAAATTATGGAGAAAGAAGCACGAGAGGTTAGAATCAAAGATCTCATTACCAACCAATTCACAGACCAGCATAGTAAGAACCATGGGGTAAAGCTAACTAATGCTGCTGAGCGTTTTGAAACTATTTACCCAAGACACAGAGCAAGTGACACGGCAACATTCTTGATGGCAGTTAAAAAGAGATTGAGGTTCTCCAAGCCCCATATTGAAATGGCCAAATTGAGGGAGGCTGAACTCTTTGGGGAGAGCATGCTCAAACTTTTCTTGAAGCATGTCCCGCTTAAGGAAGGACACAATTGTGAGTTTATGGAGCGGGCCAACAGGGATTTTGAGCTCAAGAAGACTAGCAAGAGTGCTGCAACAATTGAGAACCATGCCCAACGCTCATGTAGGGATTGGCTTGCGGATGTAGGTCTGGTATTCATGAAGTCCCAGCTCTGCACCAAGTGGGACAATAGATTCAGGAATGCGAAGGCTGCACAGTCAATTGTTTGTTTTCAGCATGCAGTTCTATGCCGCTTTGCGCCATACATGAGGTACATAGAAATGAAGCTTAATGAGGTTCTCCCCCCAAATTTTTACATTCATAGTGGTAAGAGTCTGGAGGAATTGGATGCTTGGGTCAAGCGCTACAAATTCTCTGGCGTCTGCACTGAGTCTGACTATGAAGCCTTCGATGCTAGCCAAGATCAGTACATAATGGCTTTCGAATTGGCCGTAATGAAGCATCTGCGTTTACCAGCAGACCTTATTGAAGACTACAAGTACATCAAAACACACTTGGGGTCCAAATTGGGCAGTTTTGCTATAATGCGGTTTTCTGGCGAAGCAAGCACCTTCTTGTTCAATACTATGGCAAACATGCTTTTCACTTTCATGAGGTATGACATGAATGGGTCAGAAGCAGTGTGCTTTGCCGGGGATGATATGTGCGCTTCGAAGCACTTGAGGGTGCAGAGTGAGCATGATAAGTTCTTGGACAAGCTCAAGTTGAAAGCCAAAGTGCAGTTTACAGAAAAGCCTACTTTTTGTGGTTGGAATTTGTGCCCTGATGGTATATACAAGAAACCGCAACTAGTGCTGGAGCGTATGTGTATTGCTAGGGAAACAAATAACCTAGCTAACTGCATTGACAATTATGCTATTGAGGTTGCATTTGCATACAAAATGGGTGAAAGGGCAACCAATCGTATGAGTGAAGAGGAGTTAAATAGTCACTATTCTTGTGTTAGGACTATTGTGCAGAATAAGACTCTGATCAAATCAGACGTTTGGGGGGTCTTCTCAAGGGGTAGCGAGTGAGCCTCCTTATGCAGCAAGTTTGTTAGTGTAGCTTAGGTAATAGCTTAGTGTTTGAGTATTATATGGATGTGTTGATTAATAAACTTGTGAGCTGCAATTTTTCCAGAACAAGGAATCAAGTTGGGAAACCCTGCATCATTAATTGTGTGCCTGGAGCAGGTAAATCCACTCTGATAAGAGAACTCCTGAACAGTGATAGCCGATTCCGCGCATACACCTTTGGTGAGGCAGATCCCAAGAATCTTTCAGGTCGAAGGATCCTCCCCGCTTCTGAACTCCGGAACGCTCCCCAAGGTGCTTTAATCATTATTGACGAGTACACTGAAGGCTCTTGGGAACCTGGGAAGATTTGCGCTGCATTTGGAGACCCGATCCAGCTCATGGGGGCCAGGCATTGTTTGACTGACTTTGTGTGCAATAAGACTAAAAGATTTGGGAACAGCACTTGTGAACTACTTAATAGCTTTGGATTTGAAATATATTCAGAGAAGGAGGATATTTGCCTTGTGCGTGATTTCTTTGAGGTGGAGCCTGAGGGCACAGTAGTTGCTTTTGAGTCTGAAGTGAAGGACATCTTGGCAAGGCATTTTGTTGAGTTTGAGGACATTTGTTCTATTAGGGGTAAAACTTTTGAGGAGGTAACATTCTTCACTGCATCGAATAGCATCCCTGAACACTTGGCGGGCAGACTTCTTCCAGTGCTTAACCCGGCACAAAAGCAAGCTCACTATTGCTTGCCCAGATGCCACTTTCGCCCCCTCCTGATCATTCTAAGACTTTCCTAGTCGCCGCTGCGGGCCTTTCTTTAGTGCTATGTTTATACACTCTCACTAGATCTACGTTGCCCGGGGTTGGGGATAATATTCATAGCTTGCCGCACGGAGGTCAGTACAGAGACGGAACCAAGTCGATCAACTATTGCAGCCCAGGGAAAAGTTACCCTTCCAGTAACTTGCTACGTGGTGGTCATTTCCCTGCCCTATGTGCTATCTTGCTAATTAGTGGGGCTATCCTTATCAGCTATCGGTTCCAACCAGGGGCGCTGTCTAGATGTGGAGTGACTCATTAGTTAGTAGAGTTTGTGTGCCTATTATAGTTGTGTGCACTAGTATAGCTTTATTAAATGTTGTGTCATTTCGCTCTGAGTGCTCTTGTGTGGTTCATATCACAGGTGAATCCATCGATATTCGAGGCTGCAGCTTCACCCCTGATTTCATAGAGTATGCTAAAACTCTTAGGGTCTTTAATCATAGATATCAAGAATAGGAGGCTCTAGCTGTGCCTTAGGTTATAGGCGTGTGATTGTTTACTAATATGAGTGGGGAACAAACTGAACAGATTTCCAAAGACCAGGCAGCTGCTGCAGAGCAGGCCAGGAAAGAGCAAATTGCTGAAGGTAAGAAGGCTGCAGAGAGTTCCGAGGCCGAACGCCGCAAGAAGAATATTGCAGAGATAGCAAAACTCAATGAGAAGGCCAGGGAGGCGAAGAAACAGGCTACTGAGCAGGAGGAGACTACTGCGTCTCTACTTGAACGTTTTAACTTGCTTAAAGAATGGCATCTCAATCAGCAAGTTAATAACAAGGTTAAGAACCCTGCTATGGAAAGTGAAACTGAGCCAGCCCTCGCGGATGAGCTTAAGCCAGACATGTCGAACCTTTTTGCGAGGCCGACTGTGACCGACCTTCAGAAGATGAAGTGGAATGCCGAGTCTAACAAGATGGCCACCGCTGATGATATGGCCTTTATTGAAGCTGAATTCCAGTCTCTGGGGGTCCCAAAGGAAAACTTGGCAAAAGTTATGTGGACTCTGACTCGCTACTGCGTCGGTGCTAGTAGCTCCCAGTATTTAGACCCCAAAGGTGAGGAGAAGCTTTGCGGCGGAGTCACAAGAGCAGCTTTAATAGCTAGTATCAAGAAGAGGAGTACGTTGAGCGTAAAGTGTGCCGACTTTATGCGCCCATCGTGTGGAATTACATGTTGGTCAACAACGTTCCTCCAGAAGATTGGCAGTCCAAGGGCTACACTGAGCGAGACAAAATTTGCCGCCTTTGATACTTTTGACTTTGTGATGAACCCTGACCCTGCAATCCAACCTTTGGAGGGGTTAATTCGCTCGCCAACGAAGGCTGAAATCATAGCCAACGAGACTCATAAAAGGATTGCACTGGACCGAAATGCTAATAACGAAAGATTTGCAAACTTGGGGAGTGAGATCACTGGGGGGAAGTTCGGTTGTCGGGTAGGCACAAAGTGGCGCGAGAGCAAGTGTGACAATGGTTAACATGAGGAAGGTTCTTGCTCTCATGCAAGTGTTCAGGGAACGTTATGACCATAAGTGTGATTTCAATTTCTGCGATATAGCAGTAAGCATTGTGTGCCGTAGTGAGTTGGACTTCATCAATGAACCGGGCCTCTCAAATTACGCCAAAAAGCGTAGGGCGAAAAGGCTGGGCCGTTGTGTGAGGTGTTTTAGAGTTAATCCAGGTTTCTATTTTACCAAACGTTGTGATGGTATTACTTGTGTCCCTGGGATCAGCTGGAACTATGATGTAGAGGACTACATCAAGAGGGGTAGAGTAACGGGTGACCGTGAGACACCCTCAACTTTTCATGGATATGGATATCCAGTTGGCCATAAGACCTAAGTAATATATGTGTGGCAACTTATAAAATAATTTGGATTTTTAATATATTTTAACC